GCATAGAAGTTACATACTATAAGTAACTTACTATAAGTACTTATAATAAATAACTTATTAAGTTCTTTATGTCTTAGATACTTTAAAGTACTTTAAGTGCTTAAGTAGCTGATGTCTTAAAGACACCTAGTGATAGGCTTGAAGCACTTTTAACGGTGAGTGTGTCTTGAACACCGTTTACCTTTTCAAGAGGAATCAATATGAAACAATGCTCAGTATGTGGACAGTTCAAGGAATTGTCTAAGAATAATTTCTATCCGTCTATCCGTGAAAGTGATGGATTTCATCATACTTGTCGTACTTGTAGTAACGTTAAGTTTAAGCAAAAAGAAGAACAAAGAGATAACGCTTACTTCTCGCCTCAAGGTAACATACAAGAAATGCAGCGTAAAAAGAAAGAAGAAAAGCTGCTGGACTATATCAATGGTCTAAAGAAGTGTTCTTGCTGCGGGGAAGTAAAAAGCCTAAGTGACTTTTATAAAAATAAGAGTACGTCTGATAGATTAACGTCTTGGTGCAAGCAATGCACAAAGGAACGACACCTTGCGTATAAGCAAGACAATGTTGTAAAGGAACAGAATGACAACAGATGTGAAGACAGTACAGCCTAAGATGCGAGGCAAGGGAAGACCTCCCAAGTCCGATCTACAGGCTGTTAAAGACCGTACAAAAGGTAAGGTAGGTCGCCCTGCTGGTGATGCTGCAAGGCTACAAGAATTCAAGGAACGATTACTTGCCACAGGTGGTAGTCGTATCCTAGACAAGATGGTTGAGATTGCCATGACTGATGGACATCCCGGTCAGATGGCAGCAATGAAGTTAGCTATTGATCGTATCTTGCCTGTGTCTATGTTTGACGCAGCTAAGAACGCTGGAGGTGCTCCTCAGATCTCCATCAATATTACAGGCTTGAATCAGCCCACTGTAAGCAGTGTTAGCGATGAGGACATAATTGATGTCTGAGTTAAACTTTGCACTCCTGAACTGGCAACAGACTGTCTTTAAAGACCCTCACCGCTTCAAGGTTGTAGCTGCTGGTCGCCGTTGTGGTAAGTCCCGTCTGTCTGCTGTAACGCTGCTTATAGAGGCTTTAAACTGCCCTGAAGGGTCAGCAGTGATGTACATTGCTCCTACCCTCGGACAGGCTAGAACAATTATCTGGGACTTACTACATGACTTAGGTCGTCCAGTTATCAAGTCCTCCCACATTAATAACTTGGAGATTACCCTTGTCAACGGTAGAAAGATCCTCGTTAGAGGTGCTGATAACCCTGACAGTCTTCGGGGTGTGTCCCTTGTGTACGTGGTACTGGACGAATGTGCTTTTATTAAGCAGGAGATTTGGGAGAAGGTTATCCGTGCTGCTCTATCGGACAAGAAAGGTAGGGCTTTATTCATCTCTACTCCGTCTGGGCGTAACTGGTTCTACGATGCTTTTAAGCTTGGTAAAGAGGGCGCAGACGAAGAGTGGAAGTCATGGCACTACACCACCCAAGATAACGAAACAATAGATCCCAAGGAAATCGAAGCAGCCAAGCGAACACTAAGTTCCTTTGCTTTCAAGCAGGAATACCTGTCTAGCTTTGACACTTCAGGCTCTGACATCTTCAAAGAACACTGGATCAAGAAGGGTGAAGAACCCAGAGATGGTTCATACATCATTGCCATTGACTTGGCAGGCTTTGAAGACATATCCGATGGTTCCCAGAACAAGAAGAGACTAGACGAATCAGCTATTGCTGTCGTTAAGGTTACCGATGATGGGACTTGGTGGGTAAACAAGATTGAGCATGGACGGTGGGACATTAAGGATACGTGTATGCGTATCTTAAAGAACATTAAAGAGTTCCAGCCTCTGGCAGTAGGGATCGAGAGAGGAACAGCTAAGAATGCTGCCTTGACGATCTTACAAGATATGATGAGGCAGTACAACACCTTCGCGCATATCCAAACGCTGACTCACGGGAATAAGAAGAAGACTGACCGTATCATCTGGGCCTTACAAGGACGGATGGAGCACGGCAAGGTTATCCTGAATGAAGACGGTGAGTGGAGTGACTTTGAAGACCAACTCTTGATGTTCCCTACCAAAGGCGTACATGATGACTTGGTGGATGCTCTTGCTTATGTTGAACAACTTGCCCTCAACTCTTTCGTTCCTGACTATGAGGATGATGAGTATGAGGTTTATGACGCTATATCGGGGTATTAAATATGAAACAAGGTTTATACGCTAACATCCATGCCAAGCGTAAGCGCATTGCCGAAGGCTCTGGCGAGAAGATGAAGAAGCCCGGAGCCAAAGGTGCTCCTACAGCAGAGGACTTTGAAGAGTCTGAAAAGACTGCCAAAAAGCCTAAGAAGAAAGCAAAGGCTAAGTGATGGCGACTAAGAAGAAAGATCCACGATTGGAGAAGGCAGGCGTTGATGGTTACAACAAACCTAAGCGTACTCCCGGACATCCAACTAAGAGCCATGTAGTGGTTGCCAAGGATGGCGACACGATCAAGACTATTCGTTTCGGTCAGCAAGGCGTATCAGGCTCTCCTGAGTCTGAGGATGAGACAGAAGCTGAACGTAAGCGCCGTGAGAGCTTTAAAGCCCGCCACGCTGACAACATTGCCAAAGGCAAACTGTCTGCTGCTTATTGGGCCGACAAGGTTAAATGGTAAAAGGATAAATAATGGAAGACAACTTGGAACAGAGTCAGTATGACGAACCTACAGAGTCGGATAAAGAACTGACTGAGTGGGTTGTCTCCCACACTGACAAGTGGCGCGACTACCGTGACCAGAACTACCTGACTGATTGGCAAGAGTACGAACGTATCTTCCGTGGTCAGTGGGCCGCTGAAGACCGTACCCGTGACTCAGAGCGTAGCCGTATCATCTCCCCTGCCACTCAGCAGGCGATTGAGACACGTCACGCTGAGATCATGGAAGCTATCTTCGGTCAAGGTGAGTGGTTCGACATTGAAGATGATCTGAAGGACGTTAACGGCACTGCCTTGGACGTTGAGCAGCTCAAAGCTCAGTTGATGGAAGACTTCAACCGAGACAAGATTAAGAAGGCTATCGACCAGATCGAGTTGATGGCTGAGATCTACGGTACAGGTATCGGTGAGATCGCTGTGAAGACAGAGAAAGAATATTCTCCTGCCACTCAAGCTATTCCCGGCGTACAAGGTCAAGCAGCTATCGGTGTGGTCGAGAAAGACCGTATTGCCGTTAAGCTGGTTCCTGTGAACCCTAAGAACTTCTTGGTTGATCCTAACGCTACGTCCTTGGACGATGCTATGGGTTGCGCCATTGAGAAGTTCGTATCGGTGCATAAGATCGTTGAAGGCATGGAACGTGGTATCTATCGTAAGGTGGATTTAGGCACTGATGGCCCAGACGATGACTTAGAAGCCACTGAAGAGTCGGTAAGCTACCAAGATGGCCGTGTGCGTATGCTCACATACTACGGCTTGGTTCCTCGTGAATACTTGGAGCAGTTGGAGAACGAAGAAGCAGAGGTTGCTGACCTGTTCCCAGAAGACTCCTTAGCTGATGATTACGCTGAACTGGTTGAAGCTATCATCGTTATCGCTAACGGTAACAAGCTTTTGAAGGCTGAAGCTAACCCGTACATGATGAAGGATCGTCCTGTCATGTTGTACCAAGACGATACAGTCCCCGGACGTGTGTGGGGTCGTGGTACAGCGGAGAAAGCCTACAATATGCAGAAGGCCATTGACGGTAGTTTGCGTATGGACAGCGATGCCCGTGCTCTTACAGCCGTTCCTATGATGGCTATGGACGCTACCCGCCTGCCTCGTGGGGCTAAGTTCGAGGTTAAGCCCGGTAAATCGTTCCTGACCAACGGCGATCCTAACCAGATTATGATGCCTTTGCGCTTCGGTACACCTGATGACTCCTCTGTGAGAGCCTCTCAGAACTACGAACGCCTCTTGTTGCAAGCTACAGGTACTGTTGACAGTGCAGGTATGCCTTCAGCGGCTCCTCGTGACGCTGGTGCAGGTGGTATGTCGATGGCTATGGCTGGCATTATTAAGAAGTACAAGCGTACATTGACGAACTTCCAAGAAGATTTCTTGATTCCGTTCATCAACAAGGCTGCTTGGCGCTATATGCAGTTCGATCCTGAGCGTTATCCCTCTGTGGACGTGAAATTCATGCCTACAGCTACCTTGGGTATCTTGGCTCGTGAGTTTGAACAGCAGCAATTCATCGCCTTGCTCCAAACATTAGGCCCAGACACTCCGGTTCTGCCTCTGATTCTCAAGGGAATCTTGGGTAATAGCTCCTTGAGCAACCGTGGTGAGTTGATTGCAGCCTTGGAGCAGATGAGCCAGCCTAGTCCTGAAGCTCAACAGCAAGCTCAGATGCAGCAAGAAGCTGCTATGGCTAAGTTGCAAGCTGATTTGGCCCTATTACAGGCTCAAACTCAGAAAGCAGCCGCTGAAGCACAGCAAACAATGGTTGAAACTCAGCTTATGCCTGAAGAGTTGCGTGTCAAGGTGGTGCAAGCCGCTGCCACGAACCTCGATCAGGATGCTGACTTCGCTAAACGTATGAAATTGGCTGATTTGATGCTCAAAGAGAAGGATATTGACTCTAACGAGCGTATCGCACTCGCCCAGATGAGCAATCGTCAGCCACAATAAATTAAATGAAAGGAGTTTCCCCTCATGGATAAGGAACTTCAGCAGTATTACGAGGAAACCTTCTCAACAATGTCCACTCAAGGGTGGACGTTCTTGATGGAAGACCTCACCAAGTTAAAGGATGAGCTAGACAATATCCGCACGGTCAAAGACGCACAATCATTATCTTTCCGTCAGGGCCAACTGGATATTCTAGATCTACTTTTAAACCGCAAGAAGACTTGTGAAGAAGTTTATGAACAACTGTTGCAGGAGGCAAAGTAATGCGCCGTATGTTTGAGTTTGTTTGTGAAGATGGACACATCTCCGAAGCATTAGTTGACGAAACCGTCAGGGAACTCGCTTGTCGAGCCTGTGGTAAAGAGTCAACGAGAATTGTTTCTATGGTTCGTTCGAAGTTGGAGGGCATTACTGGTGCTTTTCCATCTGCGTATGACGCATGGGAACGAAAGCGAAGTGAAAAGCTGGCACAAGAGAGGAAAGCCTCTTACGCTGTTCCAGAGTAACATTTCACATTAACGGGTAGGTACACAAGTACCCACATTTCATAGTCCTATAATCTCAAGAGAGACAGGAGAATAATAGTATGGCACTTATTGAGCAAGAATCGTTTGACCCAACACTGGACACGATTGATGAAGAACAGGTACAAGAGACTCCCAAAGTGGAACAACCTCCAGAGCCTGTAGTAGAAGACACGGTAATTCCTGACAAGTATAAAGGCAAAGCCTTTGAAGACATCGTGAAGATGCACCAAGAAGCTGAGAAGATGATTGGGAGGCAAGCACAGGAAGTACACGAGGTACGTTCATTAGCGGATCAGTTACTCAAGCGACAACTCGAAAGCGACAATAAGGTACAGACTGTTGAAAGTACGCCCGAAGTTGATTTCTTTGAGAACCCTCAAGATTCCATTAAACGTGCAATCGAGAATAACCCCGCAGTTCTAGAGGCTAAACAGGCCAACCTTGAGCTTAAACGGATGAAGACAGCGCAGCAGCTTGCTTCCAAACATCCTGACTTTGGCACTATTGCCAACGATACTGGATTTCAGGAGTGGGTCAAGGCAAGCCCTATTCGTCTGAGTCTGTACGCCAAGGCTGATGCAGAATTTGACTTCAGTTCAGCGGATGAACTCTTAACCACGTATAAGGAACTGAAACAGGTTCGTAACAACGCAGCACAGGAAACTGGTAAGAAGCAACAAGCACAAGCTCTCCGAGCCGCTGGTGTGGATACAAGTGGATCTGGCGAAGTTGCAAAGAAAGTTTACCGCCGTGCGGATTTAATCCGTCTTAAGATGACAGATCCAGATCGGTATGAGTTGCTACAACCCGAAATCATGGCAGCTTATGCACAGGGTCGTGTTAAGTAATATTAATTGAATTTATAGGAGTATTTTAAATGGCTTTAGGTACAGATCACGTCACAGTCACCACCGCAGCAACCTTCATCCCTGAAGTTTGGAGCGATGAGATTGTTGCAGCATACAAAAAATCCCTCGTCATGGCCAATCTGGTCAAGAAGATGAGCTTCAAGGGCAAGAAAGGTGACACCGTTCACATTCCTTCGCCTACCCGTGGTACAGCTTCCGCTAAGGCTGCTGGCACTCAAGTGACCTTGATTGCCGCTACCGAAAACGATGTGGCTATCTCCATCAACAAGCACTTCGAGTACAGCCGCTTGATCGAAGACATCGTTGAAGCACAAGCTCTGTCGAGCCTGCGTAGCTTCTACACTGACGATGCTGGTCACGCTCTGGGCAAGCAAGTGGACACCACTTTGATCCAACTGGCTCGTGCTGCTCGTGGCGGTAACTCCGCTAACGCTCAGTACTCTGGTGGTATCATCGGTTCTACTGGCGCTGCTTACACCTATGGCACTTCCAACGCTGCCAACATCGCTGATGCTGGTATCCGTGCAGCTATCCAGTTGCTGGACGATCAAGACGTACCTATGGATGGCCGTTCGTTGGTGGTTCCTCCTGTTGCTCGTAACTCTATGTTGGGCATCAACCGTTTCACCGAGCAAGCCTTCAAGGGCAATGGCTCGACATTGATGAACGGTGAGTTCGGCGACATCTACGGCACTAAAGTGTACGTGTCCACCAACTGCGATACCGCTGCTGGTAACACTTCTACTGACCGTGTGGCTTTGATGTTCCACCGCGATTGGGCTGTGTTGGTTGAGCAGATCGGCGTTCGCGCTCAGACTCAGTACAAACAAGAATACCTCGGTAACTTGTTCACTGCTGACACCCTGTACGGCGTTGGCGAACTGCGTGACTACGGTTGCGTTCCAATCGTTGTGGACGCTTCGGCAGCCTAATGATTAAGGGAGGGGCCTTTGGGCCTCTCTTTTCTTTACTACTTACACTGTGAGTAATAAATAAAGGAGATACGCCAATGGTAAGCTTTCAAATGAAGCATAGCACTAGACCACAGACTATTGCTACGGTAACTCGTGAAGTAGATATTAAGAGCTTTAGAGATAACCCTGAGTGGTATGAGATTATCCCTACTGAGCAGCAACAAGAACAACCAGTTAAAGTCGTCCATAAACAAGTTAAGAAGACTAAGGAACTCAAATGACAATCTATCGTGGCCCCGGTGGTACAGGCACTGCTACTTCTGACTCTGATACCACAGAGTTCCAAGAGTTTGTAGTTGACGCTCAAGCAGCTCGTGATGCTGCTTTGGCTGCTCAAACAGCAGCAGAGTTAGCTGAAACTAACGCAGAGACTGCTGAAACCAATGCAGAAACAGCCGAGACTAACGCCGAGACAGCCGCTACAAATGCTGCTTCTAGTGCGTCCTCGGCTGCAAGTTCTGCCTCTTCTGCGTCTTCGTCAGCATCTGCTGCATCCACTTCTGCCTCGAATGCCTCTTCAAGCGCATCGAGCGCCTCTACTTCAGCCTCTGCTGCGTCTTCATCAGCATCTGCTGCATCCACTTCTGCGTCTAACGCAGCCACTTCAGCTACTAATGCGGCCTCATCTGCCACAGCCGCTGCTTCTTCGGCAACTTCTGCTTCCTCTAGCGCATCTACAGCCACTACTCAAGCTACCAATGCAGCCGCTAGTGCTTCTGCTGCGTCTACATCTGCGTCTAGTGCAAGTGCTGCTCAAACTGCTGCTGAAGCTGCTCGTGACGCTGCTTTGTCTGCTTATGATAACTTCGATGACCGCTACTTAGGCCCAAAATCGTCTGATCCGACACTGGATAACGATGGTAATGCTTTGTTGACAGGGGCTTTGTACTTTAACACAAGCTCTAATGTAATGAAGGTCTACACAGGCTCTTCGTGGGTAGCTGCTTATGTGTCTGCTGCTGGTGTATTACTGGCTGCTAACAACTTGTCGGATGTTGCAAGTACAGCTACTTCCCGTACTAACTTAAACGTACCAACACGAACTGGTGGCGATGCTTCCGGTACATGGGGTATTGACATTACTGGTAACGCTGCGACAGCCACCACTGCAACCAGTGCCACTAGCGCAACTAGTGCTACTACTGCTACGAATGTCTCAGGAGGCACTGCTTCTGTGACTTCTATTACAGACTCTGGCAACCTAACCTTCACAGGCACAGGCAACCGCATCACTGGTGACTTCAGCACTACGACGTTTGCTAACCGTGTGATGTTCCAAACTAGTACAGCTAACAGCAATACATCTGTATCAGCGATACCAAACGGTACAGGTATTGCCGCCTCTTTTAATGTACACAATATTAGTGATCCGACAAACTCGTCATTAGCGCAAATGACCGCGCTTAACACTGATATTCGGTTTACATCTAATGCAGTTGGCACAGGCACTTACCTGCCAATGACCTTCTACACAGGCGGCTCCGAGAGGATGCGTGTGGATACTTCTGGCAACGTGGGTATTGGGACGAGTTCTCCATCCACATTTAGCCCAAATACTACATATGCCAACACTGTTGCGGTAACAAAAACAGACCAAGCTCTTTCATTTGGTTCATATTATCAAGCTGGTGTTGATGCATATTCGTTCATAAAATCAAGTCAGGTTGGGTCGCCAAGCACAGCAATTGACTTAAGATTTTTTGGTGGAACAACAGAACGTATGCGTATCGACTCCAGCGGTAACTTGCTCATGGCAACCACCGGGGAAGTGCAGTTTTACACCAGCAGCTATGGCATCCGAGCATCAACTGGCCTTGAGATTAAGACTGGGGATTTCACTCGATTTTTGCAAGGTACTACCGAACGCATGCGTATCGACTCCTCCGGCAACGTCGGCATCGGGACGGCTTCGCCGCTCACCAAGTTTACGGTGAGTGGAGGCTACATCACGCAGACGGATGGCACGATCCGCACTTATCTCGGTGCTGACGGTTCTGGCGGTTCTTTGCTTGGAACACAGACGAACCATTATCTGCGGTTCACCACCAACGACACCGAACGCGCCCGCATCGACTCCAGCGGTAACTTGCTGGTGGGGTATTCGTCAAGATTCAACGCAGAAAAACTTGGCGTTCAGTTTGATGGCAATACGCATGTTGGTCTTGGTATATCAGACATTCAGGCATCTGGCGACTTTGCCCGATTTTTTAGAAGTTCATCCACGCAGGTCGGCTCTATCAGCCATAACTCAACCTCCACCTCTTACAACACTTCCTCTGATTACCGCCTAAAAGAAAACATTCAGCCACTGCAAAACGCATTGGGTGTAGTGGCTCAACTCAACCCTGTGACCTACACATGGAAAGAAGACGGCTCTGACGGCCAAGGCTTCATCGCCCACGAACTGCAAGAGGTTGTGCCTGACTGCGTGACTGGCGAAAAAGACGCTGTGGATGCTCAAGGCAACCCACAGTACCAAGGTATCGACACCAGCTTCTTGGTAGCCACTCTGACAGCAGCAATTCAAGAGTTAAAGGCCATCAACGATGCCCAAGCAGAAACCATCACCGCCCTGACCGCCCGAGTCACAGCATTGGAAACTAACTAAGGAAAACACCATGACAACCACTTGGAAAATCTCTACCCTTGACCGTGACACTGCTGACGGTTTTGTAACTACTGCACATTGGACAGCATCACAAGTTGACGCTTCGCTGGACGGTGAGTTCTCTGCTGGCTCTTACGGCACAGTAGGCTTCACCAAAGAAGACGGTGTAAACCTGATTCCATATGCCGACTTGACTGAAGAAATTGTCATTGGTTGGGTTAAGGCTTCTTTGGGTGCTGAAGGCGTGGCTGCTGTGGAAGCCGCTTTGACAGCAAACATTGCCGACCAGAAGGCTCCTAAAAAGGCTACTGGCATCCCTTGGACTATTGGAGGTTAATATGCCACTCAAAAAAGGTAAATCAGATAAGACAGTATCCGAGAACATCTCCATGATGGTCAAGGAAGGTAAGCCTCAGAAACAGGCAGTTGCGATTGCCTTGTCCGAGGCCAGCGGTAGCGAAGGGCGTAGTAAGCCTGAGCGTGGTGAGCGTACTAAGAAGAATAAAGAGAAGAAGAAGTCAAAATGACACGTCCAGTATCGGTAGGTGTTAACCTTACATCAGCTACGGCTACAACGATCTACACAGTTCCTCTTGGCTACTTCGCTAAGTGGAACTTGATGTATATCTTTAATAACTCAGGATCTACCAAGAGTATTTCTGCCTACTGGAGAGACTCTAGCGCATCCACTAACATCTACGTTCAAAACGGTACTATCGCTTCTGGCTCTTACGTTCGCATGGATGGAGGAGCTTATGTGGTACTGGAGGAAGGTGATACTGTGGTGATGCAGGACGAAGCTGGTAGCTCTTTCAGTACTATCTGCACCTTTGAATTGTTTAAGAAAGAAGGAATATAACAATGGCCTTGCCAACATACCTTGAACTGGTTAATGACGTTCTGATTCGTATGCGCGAACCTGAAGTCAGTACAGTTAATGAAAATACTTTATCTAAGCTTGTGGGTAGGTTGGTTAATGATGCCAAGCGACAAGTAGAAGATGCTTACTCGTGGAATGCTTTAACAGATACCTTGATGATTGAGACACTGGCTGACACATACGGCTATGTTCTCACTGGATCAGGTACTCGCTTCAAGGTCATTGACGCTCAGGACATCACCAACAAGTCTGTCATCAATCCGATCAGCACCAAGTTGATGTCTCAGTACTTACTGAACAACAGCAATACTGGTGGCCCGATGTACTACAACTTCAACGGTATCCACACCACTGGCGACACCAAGGTAGACTTCTACCCTGTCCCCACAGCAGGTTTGACCTTGTACTTTAACTTGTACATCCCTCAAGCTGAGTTAACCTCTGACGCTAACACTATGCTTGCTCCTAAAGAGCCTGTAGTCTTAGGAGCCTTTGCCCGTGCCTTGGTTGAGCGTGGTGAAGATGGTGGTTTGAACAGCTCTGAAGCCTATGGCCTGTACAAAGCTTCCTTGGCTGATGCTATCGCTATTGAAAGTTCTCGCTATATTGAGGAAGAGATTTGGGAGGCTGTGTAAGCCATGAGCCAACAACTCCAAACATTTAGCATTACAGCACCCGGCTTCTACGGGTTGAACACACAAGATAGCTCCTTGGACTTAGCCTCTGGCTTTGCCTTGACCGCTGTTAACTGTGTTATTGACCAGTATGGACGTGTAGGTGCTCGTCAAGGATGGGTTACTAAGCACTCTACCAACTCTGACTTAGGCACTGCTAACGTAGAAGCTATCGGTCAGTTGGTTACAGATGCAGGTGCTGAGTACACCATCGTAGCAGGTAACAACAAGATCTTTAAACTGGTAGGTAGTACCTTAACCATGCTCACCTACGGAGGCGGTGGAACTGCCCCCACAATCTCCGGTAGCAACTGGCAAATGGCTGCTCTGAACGAGTGCTTGTATCTGTTCCAGTCTGGGCATGATCCTCTGGTGTTCGACCCTGCTGTCAGTACTACAACCTATCGCCGTGTGTCTGAGAAGTCAGGCTACACAGGTACAGTTCCAGCAGGTAACATCGTACTGTCTGCTTATGGACGCTTATGGGTTGCTGACTTAGCCACTGAAAAGACAGTGATTTACTGGTCAGACATCCTCTCTGGTCACATTTGGTCAGGAGGTTCTACAGGCTCTATTGACGTATCTTCGGTGTGGCCTAACGGTGCTGATAACGTCACAGGCTTGGCCTCTCATAACGGCTTCTTGTTCATCTTCGGTAAGAACAATATCTTGGTGTACTCAGGTGCTCAGGATGTGCTCTCGGCAGGTGTGTTCAAGATCTCTGACTCTCTGACAGGTATCGGATGTATCGCTAGAGACACCATTCAGAACACAGGATCAGATGTTATCTTCTTGTCGGATACAGGTGTTCGTAGCGTCCTGCGTACCATCCAAGAGAAGTCAGCACCCTTCCGTGACTTGTCTAAGAACGTACGTAATGACCTGATGAGTGCTGTGGCTGGTGAGACAGCATCTACCATCAAGTCTGTATACAGTCCTTTTGAGTCTTTCTACTTACTTACATTACCTAGCCTTAAAGCTGTGTACTGCTTTGACATGAAAGCTACATTGCAGGATGGCTCAAGCAGGGTAACAATCTGGGATAACATCGAACCTAGAAGCTTTTGCTACCTCCGAGACAAGAGCTTATTGATCGGTAAAGCAGGCTATGTAGGCCAGTATTCTGGGTATCAGGACAACGGTAGCAGCTATCGCTTCCAGTACTTCACTAACCATACTGACTTAGGAACACCTTCTGCCAGCTCTGTTTTGAAAAAACTCTCAGTGGTTGTGATCGGTGGTTCTAACCAATACGTCACACTTAAGTGGGGATACGACTTTAAAGAGAATTATTTTTCACAAAACAGTAAAATTCCTACACAAAGTGTTGCACAATTCGGAATTTCCGAGTATAATACTAGTGGTGTGGAATATTCTGATGGTATTACCCTACAAACACTTGTTGCCTATCCTACAGGATCAGGTAAAGTTGTCCAAACTGGTTACGAGGCAAACATCAACGGTTCTGCTTTGAGCATCCAGAAGATTGAAATTCAGGCCAAGAACGGGAAGATTTTATAACATGACAGATTACGTAAAAAGCACTAACTTTGCAAGTAAAGACTCTTTGTCTTCAGGCAACCCTTTAAAGATTATTAAAGGTACTGAGATTGATACTGAGTTCAATAACATTGCAGTGGCTGTGGAAACCAAGGCTAACTCTGCCAGCCCTTCACTGACAGGTACTCCGACAGCACCTACAGCTTCTTCGGGCAACAACACTACTCAAGTAGCTACTACAGCTTTTGTTCAAGGTGAGAAAGCCAGTCCTACCTTCACAGGTACTACTTCTGTGTCTACCTTGAGCTTTAATGCCACAGGCTGGTCGGTAGTAGAAACTTCGGGTGTGTTGTACTTCAAACACAATGGCACTAACAAAGCTAAACTGGATAGCTCGGGCAACTTAACAGTAACAGGTAACATTACCGCATACGGGAGTGTTTAATGCCTATCACTTCATCAGGTGTTATTGCCTTTACGGACATTCAAACAGAGCTTGGAGGGTCTAACCCTATCAGCTTATCTGAGTATTACCGTGGTGGTGCTTACACTACTAACAACAATACCAATGTCCCCACATCTGGAGCAATCAGCTTATCTAACTTCTACGGAGCAGGTAAGCAGTATGCTGTTACAATCTCCTCTAACCAACGCAAGGCTAACTTACGTTCCTTAGCAGTGGCAGCAGGTTGGGATGAATCTCAGAACTTACTGATCACTATCAACAGCGGGGTAATCATTGATTCAGACACCACAGGCACTGCTGCTTGTACCTTGTCAGGATCTTTCCCTAACGGTGTGTTCCTTGTGAATAACGGCTACATCGTAGGTATGGGCGGTGCAGGTGGTAATCAGGACGGTGCTGGCTATGCAGGCGGTATTGCCTTGTCTGTCTCCTCTGCTGTAAGTGTTACGAATAATAACACTATTGCAGGCGGTGGCGGCGGTGGCGGTGCAGGCTCCTCATGGTCATGGAACGGCTTACCTCGTAGCTCTCCCGGCTCTGGTGGTGCTTCAGGTTTAGCTCAGGCATCTGGAGGCTCTGGCTCTCAACTGAACGGTAATCCTTCTGGAGGCCCGGACGGTAACGGTATGTACTCTTCAGGTGGTGCTTCTGTTAATTGGGCGTATGGTGGTCGTGCATCATCTCCCGGTGGTATTGGTGGAGCATGGGGAACTGCTGGTGATGCTGGTGGTACTGTGGATGGAGTCTACAACTATACAGGTTATGCAGGCGGTGCGGCTGGTGCAGCAGTATCGGGCAACTCATATGTCACTTGGTTAGTGACAGGCAACAGATACGGTGGGTTAGTATAAATGGATACCATTCATCACTTCTCTGAAGGCTTATACGCAAAGCAGATGGTTATCCCTAAAGGATCTATTGCTTGCCAACACAAACATAGCTATGACCATTTGAGTATCTTAGCTCAAGGTAAAGTTAGAGTATTGTTTGATAACGATGTGACAGAGACATACACAGCCCCTGCCTGCATCAATATTGTTAAAGACATCAACCATACAATCTTAGCTTTAGAGGATTCAGTATGGTTCTGTATTCATCACACTGAGGAAACTGACGTGAATAAAGTAGATCAAGTTTTAATCAAAGATATGAAAGTGGAGGCTTAATATGCCATGGATCGCAGCAGGGGCATCTTTATTAGGTGGAATTATTGGTGGTAATTCTGCCAAGAAAGCAGCCCAGACACAAGCTAACGCTCAACTCGAAGCAGCCCGTATCGCAGCAGACGCACAGAGATTCCGTCCAGTGGGTGTCACTACCCGCTTCGGTTCCTCTAACTTCCAGACTGATGCACAAGGTAACCTGATCGGTGCAGGTTACACAGTCTCTCCTGAAGTTGCAGCCATGCGTGATCGCTTGTTGTCTGAAGCAGGCATGGGCGGTATGCAGACAGCAGAGGAAGCTCAAGCAGCACAGCAGCAACTGTTTAACTTAGGTCAGCAGTACTTGGCTGAGTCTCCTGAGCAAGCAGCACAGAAGTACATGGCACAGCAGCAAGCACTCTTGCAGCCTGCCCGTGAACGTGCTCAAGCAGGTTTAACTCAGAACTTGTTCAACACAGGCCGTGGCGGTGTTGCAGTCTCTCAAGGCGGTATGATGGGTGCGGCTAACCCTGAACAACAAGCTTTGTTAAACGCTCAGGCATTGCAAGACTTGACACTGGCTTCTCAGGCTCAAGAGCAAGGCAGAGCAGCGACTACCTTTGGTGCAGGCTTGTTCGGTACTGGCTTAGACTTGGCTTCTGCTGGTTATAACCCTCTGAAGACTCAGTTTGGTTTGGCTCAGAGCTTTGAAGGTGCTGGTCAGGGTGCTCTGGACTTAGGCGCTAAGTTAGGTGGCCGTGCTGCTGAGTCAGGTACTAACGTGGGTAATACCTTGATGACAGGAGCTACCAATGCTGCCAATGCTATGGCTGCTGCGAACCGTTTCAGTCCTCTTGGTGCTGCTTTCTCTGGTGCTGCTTCTAATCCAGCCTTGATGAAAGGTCTTGGTGGGTTGTTTGAAGGCGGTGGCTACATTGATCGCACAATGAATCCTTCTGGAAACATCTGGCAGACAGGCCAATACGCTGACCCCGGTTACTGGACTTAATTAAAGGAATAACAATGGCTGAAGTAGTTAATAGTTTATTTGGGATCACTCCAGAATCCCTTCAGGCACAGCGCGATGCAGCCGTTCAAGCTCAAGCGTTGCAGTATGCTCAGTTAGATCCTTTCCAACGTGCTACCGCTAGTATCTATGCAGGCGCTAACAAGCTCGGTGGCGCTATCGGTGGTATGTTGGGTGCTCAAGATCCTGAGTTGGCTAAGGCAACTGCCTTGCAGAACATTATGAAGCAGGCAGATACCACAACTCCTGAAGGGCTGGCAACACTGGCTCGTACACTCAGCGGTCAAGGGTTTGGACAGCAAGCAATGCAAGTCATGGAGCAGGCACAGCAAGCACAGCTTCGCGTGGCGCAGACAAACAAAGCTGCGGCTGAACAGAGAAAGACAGAATTAACACTTGCTCAAGAAGAGAAACTTCGTACAGAGTTAGCTGCTCTAGGCCCTAACGCTACTGAAGATGAGTATTTGCAGGTTGTGCGTAAGTACGGTGATCCTAATAAGATCATGCAAAGTATTGAGACACGGTTAAGCAAGCAAGCTGCTGCGGAAGCTAAGGCTAAAGCTGAGAAAGACGCTGCTGACGCTAAGATTGAAGCTGCGAAAGTAGCTGCTCAAAACAGACTAGATGTCGCAGCACAGCAAGGCGCTACACAGGTGCAGATTGCACAAATGCGAGCAGACGCACAACGAGAGATTGCTCAACTCACTGCTTCTTTGAAACAAAGCCAGCAAAGCAATAAACCTTTGTCTCCCGGACTTCAGAAGGAAGAAGGTAAGGACTTAGAAGCTATTGACTCGTACACAGGTCAGATTCAAGCCTTGACTCCTGCTGTTAACTCGTTGACTCCTAATGCTCAAGGTGTGCGTCAGTTGGAACTTGGCCCATTGAAGAACTTGAAGTACGAAGCTCAACTGGCAGCAGGTAATTCTACTCCTGAAGCTCGCGCTTATGAGAGCTTGAAGTCTGCTGTGGATACAGCTACTAACTTGCAAGTGAGTGCTGAAAAGGGTGTGCAGACTGACAAGGACGTGCTGCGCTTTGCTAAGGCTTTGATTGCTTCGTATGGCCGTAATGACACTCAAGCAACCTTTGAAGCTCTTACACGCTATCAGAAAGCTTTACAACAAGCTCAAGAACGCACTAAAGGACGTATTGAGAGCCGCCGTAAGGCACAAGGAGTTCCCTCCTTTTACGAAGGTTCATCTCAAGGCCCTAAAGTTATTAAACTGGATTAAACTATGCCTATTTATGAATATAAAGGACAGCAGTTCGACCTTGCTGACGGCTTAACGAATGAGCAGGCATTGACCAAGATTAAGACTTACTTAGGTGAGGTATCTGCACCTGTCGGTGGAGGCCGTACCACAATGGCTAACGATCCTCGCCGTTCAGACATTCAACAGCCTCGCACATTAGCACAAGAAGCAGGTAGACAAGCAGCCATGACAGGACGAACCCTGTACGAAGCTTTTACTGCCCCTGCTACAGCAGTCTTGGACTTCGGCTCTGGCTTGTACAACCTCGGGGCTAATTTAATTGGCTCTGAGTCTCGTCTGCCCTACGCTTCTCAGCAGCAAGCAGCAATGCTTTCTCAAGTGGCTCCTGCTCCTGAGACAACAGCCGAGAAGTTTGCTCAAGGAGGTATTTCAGCCCTTGCAAGTCAAGCAGCATTGGCTAAGATGGCTCCTTCTACAGCAGGTCAGTTATCGCGTAGTCTTCCCGCCGCAGGTGCTGGCGGGGCTGTAGCAGAACCTGCTGCTGATTTAACAACCGAGATTACAGGTAATCCCTTGCTTGGTACAGCAGTTGGTCTTGGTACTTCTCTTGTTGCAGGCGCTGCCGCAGGTAAAGCAGGTGGAATGTTGGAGCCTAAAGCTAAGACATTCACCATTCCTGAAGTTAAAGCTAGAGCAGCGGCTAACTACGCTAAGATGGACGAAGCAGGTGTTACTGTTAAGCCTAAAAGTGCTTTGGACATGGTGGGTACTCTTCGTAACGACCTGCTTGAGAATAACTATATTCCTAAGACAGACACTAAGATCGCTAATGCTTTAGAGACATTTGAAGAGATTATTGGCACTGAGCGAGTACCTTTCAACAAACTTGAAAAGCTTCGGTCTATCGCTACTAATCTTTCTAACGATAATGACTCTAACACTCGCCGCCTCGGTAAAGTGATGGTAAGCGGAGTGGATGACTATTTGAATAGTTTGACAGGTCGTGACATTATCGCTGGCAAAGAAGGCTTAGATAAAGCAGTTCAATCTGTTATGTCTGCCCGTAAAGACTGGAGAGCAGCGAGTAAAGCTCAGGTCGTGCAGGATGCTTTTGATGTGGCTGAGGCACGGGCTAATAACCCTAAGAAGTCTGAAGCTGATCTGATTCGAGGCCAGTTGGAGAATATTCTAGCTAACAAGAAGAAGGCTAAGATGTTCACCGAAGCTGAACTCAATGCTATGCGAGCCACCATCAACGGAGGCCCTGTGGATACCTTCTTGTCGATCTTAGCTCGTTTCGACCCACGTAAGAGTCACTTGTCTGCTGCTGGCGCAGGTGGTGCTGTGATCTATGATCCTGTAATTGGTGGTTCTTTGGCAGTCGGTGGTATGGCAGCGGATGCAGCTTTGAGCTTATCTAAACGTAGGCAGTTAGAGGCGTTGACTCGCTCTATCGCTTCAGGAACAGCTACGGATGTGCCTAACTATAAGTATCAGGGCTTGCTCGGCGGTACTATTGGTATTCAGCCTTAAGGAGTAACAATGACATACGCATTTGGAGCTAAGAGCGCAGAACGCCTTGCTGAAGTTCACCCAGACTTACAGAAGGTGTTTAACGAGGCCATCAAAGACAGTCCTATGGACTTCTCCATCACCCAAGGCTTGCGTACAAAGGAGCAACAAAAGGCTCTCTTTGACGCAGGCAAGTCACAGACGATGAACAGCCGACACCTCACTGGCAAGGCTGTTGACATTGCCGTGTTCAGGGATGGTGAGATTACTTGGGACTTGAAGTACTATCAGTTAGTTGCTGACCATATCAAGAAGATTGCTAAAGACATGAAGATTGATATTGTCTGGGGTGGCGACTGGCAGTCCTTCAAAGATGGCCCCCATTTCGAGTTACACCGCAGCGTATATCCTTGAGGTTCTATGATTGATCCTTTTACAGCCCTAGCAGCGGTGCAGACCGCTGTAAAACTGGTAAAGAAAACTGTAGAAACTATCCGGGATGTAGAGAGTCTTGGCCCTGTACTGAGTAAGTACTTTGACGCTAAGTCTCAAGCCATTGAGGTTATTCAGGCATCCAAGGCAGGTAGCTTTAAAGGCTCTGCTTTGGGTCAAGCCATTGAACTTGAACTTGCTGTTGAACAGGCTATCCAGTTTGAGAAGAAGGTAGAGATGCTCTTCTTCCAAGCTAACAAGATGGATGTCTGGTTAAGGATCAAGGAGAGAGCAGCCAAGATGGAGAAGGCTTACGCCGACCAACAACGCTTAGACAAGGCTTTAGCTAAACGTAAGAAACAAGAGATACAAGAGGCTATTGAGATGGTGCTTATCCTGATCTTGGCTTGTGCTGTTATCGGCTTTGTTGGCTTTAGCGTCTATGAAATCTTAGATCACTGCAAGGGCAATACTTGCGGATATAAATAATAAAGGTGAGGTATGGTATTAGATGCTTTATTAGGTATCGGAGGAAAGCTCATAGATAAGTTAATCCCTGACCCTGCTCAAAAGGCAGAGGCTCAACTGAAGCTGGCACAGATGGCTCAGGATGGGGAGTTGGCTCGGATGGCTAACGAGACTGATCTTTATAGGACAGAGCAGAATAACCTGACTGAACGTCAGCAGGCAGACATGGCTAGTGACTCTTGGTTGTCCAAGAACATTCGTCCCTTGACCCTTGTGGCTATCTTCACTGGATACTTCACATTCGGTATCATGGACGCTAACGGCATCAAAGCCAATGAGTCTTATGTACAGTTGTTAGGTCAGTGGGGTATGTTGGTTATGTCCTTCTACTTCGGTGGTCGTACACTTGAGAAGATCATGGAAATGAAGGGCAGTAAGTGACATGGAACAACAAGATGTCTCTCACAAAGAAATCTATGAACGACTCATCGCAGTTGAAGCTAAGGTAGACAAAGTAGCAGAGGATACTGAAGACATGGTGAAAGCGTTTAACGCTGCCTCCGGAGCCTTCACCGTCCTTGAATGGATAGCCAAGGTAGCTAAACCTATCTTGTGGGTAGTCGCTACGGTAGCTGCTTTCGTGACAATCGCTCATAACAGTAAGCCGTAAGGGTAAACAAATAAGGCCACTAGAGTTCATCGCTCTAGTGGCCTTTTTCGTTTACTCTACAGTCTCAGCCTTGACCTTCTTAGGCTTAGGCGGGTTCTGAAGAGATTCCAGATACTTGTAACGCTTACCCATGCGCCGGATTGCCTCATCAGAGTCAAACCAAAACTCCTTACCGTTCTTAAGCTCCTCCAGTTCCTTGTCTGTCAGGAACCCTTTGTAGGCTTGGTCGAGTAACTTGTTAATCTGTCGTGTAGCAAAATCAGTCTGTCCTTTGACATTCGGCACAGTACCGATGGAACCATAATGGGCAGTATGAAGCATAAACTCAGCACTGTCAGCGATATAACACTCAGGAGCCATACAAGCCAACATACTAGCTGCTGAATACGCAGCCCCAATAACTGTAACACTAACATCACCTCGACATCCTTTCATAGCTTCGATGATCTGCCAGATAGAGTCTGTACGACCACCTGAACTGTTGACCAACAGGTTAACTGAATCATTCTCTCCACAGGTAGCTAGGCAATGGATCACATCACGGTAGTTACTTGGGGAGGTAATGTCATCATCAATGAATACCAAATGAGTATTGATCTGTTGAGTGATTGTCCGGATCAATCCCTTCTGCTCTGGTATCATCATCATTAGTTCTTCCATTCCTTCATTAGCTTTACTCATTATTCTCCATCCTCATACTTAGTTTTGGCAATAATATAGTTCTTAACCAATGAGCTACGAACAATATCCTCGATGTGAAACTCAATCCGTACAAATTCCTTCATACGGCCTGCAATGTCAAAGAACTTCAAGATACCTGATTTATCATCCTTCTTCTTCAAGTCAGTTTGTCGGTAGTCACCGCAGAAGATAATCTTAGACTTATCTCCCACCCGAGTGATCACCGTATCCAGTTCCTCAAAGGTAAGGTTCTGAGTCTCGTCAACAATGATGATACTGTTTGAGAAGGTAGTACCCCGGATGAACGAGGTAGAGACAAACTCAATGTGTCCTTGCTCCACTAGACGATCCCAAGCATCCTTACGCTTAAACAGGTCACTACAGATCTGTCGATAGGGTTGAATGTACACCTCCATCTTCTCATCTGCATCCCCCGGCAAGAATCCCATGTCACGGCCTTGGACGCTACTACGGATGATAGTCACCTTGTTAAATGGATTGTTACGATCCATAGCCTCTTCCAAGGCTTTGTACAAGGCAATGTATGTCTTACCTGTACCTGCAACACCGTGCAAAGCCATGAAGTAGTTACTGGCCTGATACGCCTCGAAGAAGTCCATCTGCTTCTCAGTCTTAGGCTTGATAACTGTCATGTCATCTAGCTTCAACTTCAAGCTGTTATTGGCCTTCTCACGAGGAGTAAGCTCCTTAGCTGGAATAGCTCTGCTCATTGTCTGTTTACTTGCCATATTCTCCCTTAATTCCAGTGTCGCCATGTGTTGGCTATTATATGGATGCAGGTGATCATTTCAACCACCCGCATTATCACTCCTGCTTTAGTCATCCACAAACACCAAATGAGGCATCTGTCGTACCTGCGGGAACTTTTCTAGGAACTCCTCACGGGTCATGTCTTTACCCACATTGATCTCTGTAAAGGACTCGCCATCCTTAGTCAGGCGAGCCTTCAGAGCCGTACAAGCAGGGCAGTTATCCTTGCTGTAGACCACAATCTTCATACTTCTCCTTAGTTATGCGTGACAAGCAACACACTCCCCAGAGCTGGCACTAACCCCAGCCTTGGTACGAATGTAGTACAGACTCAAGATATTCTTATCCTTAAACGCTGCCTTGTGTACAGCAGAGATGTGCTCCTCTGGGTCATCTGCACCGAAGAACAGATTGATAGACTGTCCTTGGCAGATGTACAGTTGGCGCTCAGACGCTTGGGCCAAGATGACGTAAGGGTCGATCTCGAATGCTGTCTTGAACACTTCCTTCTCCTCTGGAGTCATCCATGTTACGTGCTGGATAGAACCATCGTGGCTTGCAATCTCAAGCAGTGTCTCACGACTGTACACACCCTCACGCTTCATAATCTCTAGCAGTTCTGGGACAACTCGGATTGTTTCTCCTCCTGCACCTTGCTGGACGAAAACGTTTCCAATAAATGGCTCAATACCTTGAGATACCCCGCCCATAAGCTGGCTTGTTGACATGGTGGGAGCAACAGCAAGGCGGTGTGTATTTCGGACTCCGTATCCTTTGCAATAAGCAGGCTCTCCAAGTTGTCCTGCGAGATACCTGCTTGCCTCTGTTGACTTCTTGTTAATTCCATCGAAGATCTCCACGTTAAGTTTACGAGCTTGGAAGCTCTCAAAAGGTATCATACGCTTGTGCAGCAGGGAGTGCCAGCCTAGTACACCTAAGCCTAACGCACGACTCTTTTCAGTGCTCGCCACCGCCTTTTCAAAGCCTCTTTTGCCAGAAGCCATCGACAGGAACTCACTAACAACACAATCAAGGAATACTGTCGCAGTAAATACCGCATCCGTGTCTTTCCACTCATCATACTTCTCCAAGTTCATAGATGCCAAGATACAGGTGAATGTCTCTTCCTCACCACTGTGCAGCATGATCTCCGTACACAGGTTAGAAGCCTTAACATCCAAGTTATGGGCTTTGTACATCTCAGGACGGGCATCTGCAACCTTATCAGTGAACAGGAAGTAACCCTTACCTGTCAACATCTTCAGCTTCAACGCCTTCTGATAACGCTCAAGAGCTTCAGGGTGACCACTGTCCAAAGACTCCATGAAGTCCTTACTGATCGTCCAGCCTACGTTAGCATCATCAGGGTTGTTCTTAACCCAATCAGCCAACTCGTTAAAGTCAGGATGATCAATAGGCAAGTAACCTGCCCAAGCTCCTCGGCGAGCAACCCCTTGAGTCACTCGCTTCATAGCGTCTACATAGGTCTGAAATACAGGTAGAACTCCCGAAGCAGTGCCACCAGTTGCGATTTGCGAGCCTCGGGGGCGAATGTCTCCCAAGTATCCGCTAGTACCAAAGCCATTCTTAGTAAGCACAGCAGTGTCAAGAAGCTCACCATAGAAGTCAGCAACACTATCGCCAATGTACTGCCCACTACAAGCAACAGGCATACCCTTAGTAGTCCCAAGGTTAGCCAGTGTAGGCGTTGACGGACTAAGCCAACCATTCCAGATAACTTCAAAGAACTTAGCATACCAGTCTACTCCATCTTTAGGTGCGTGTTTAGCTGCCGTAGCAGCGATCTGCTCCACACGATTCTTAAAGCTCGTTGAGCCTTCCATGTACTTGCTCTTGAACAGTCCCCAACCACCTGTCTGATACCACGTAGGCAACAGACCTTGCTGCTGGAGTCGCTTACGCTCTGCGCTCAAGAACTCATACTTATTGTCCAATACCGGAGTACTCACCATACAAAGCCTTTCTCGTTCCATTTACGATTATATTGATTCCCCACCTTAGCGAAGAAGTCATGGATAGTACTAGAGCTAATCCCTAAGTAGAACCACTCGGAGATTGTATCACCAGTTTCATCAAAGATACTGTCAAAGCCCAAATTGTTCAAGCATACGTTAGCTCGTGCATTGACGAAGGCTTTCATGGCAGGTGCGTTGATACCTTCAATGTCCCCTTGAGAGAACAACAGGTCAACAATGCGATGCTCATGATCCACCAGAGCCTTTGCTGCCACGTTAATGCGCTCCTTCATCCACTCCTTGTCCAGCTTGTTCTCTTCCATGTAAGTGCGGAACAGCCAAGCACCTGCTTCGTGGTGGATATTCTCATCTCGCACGGAGAAGTTAATACCTGCCACAAGGTTACTCAGCTTGTTCTTACCGTTACTCTGGAAGTGCTTCAGGAAAGCAAAGCTAGAGTAAAGGATACAGCCTTCCATCATGGAGAAGACAGCCAAGGAAAGGGGAGTATCACGACTGCTAGCAATAGCATCCAAGTACCCGACACGGCTAGCCAGTACAGGATCATACTGCCAAGATTGATGGAACTCTTCAGTAGCCAATCCCAGAAGTTCATTAATTCGGTTATAAAATCGTGCATGGACATTGCTTTCAAAGTAGCAAAAGGCATCAGCCATCAGGCCAATGTCAGGATGCTGAAAATTAGGTTTAACAGTACCAGACCAATACTCATCCCCAACAATTCGTTCGTATTTCGTGAACAGCTTAAGTGCAGTAGTAACACCATGACGTTCAGCAGGAGTAAAGTCGGTAAGTATTGAGTGTACATCTTTTTCCAGATCAATTTCGTCAAACGTCCAGAATACACCGTTCTGTTTATCGGCAAAGGCCAAAGCCTCTGGATAGTCGAAGGTGTACGCTGTCTTCTTAGTTAACAGGTTACGCATCAGTAAATCTCTCTCATCAGTTGTTCTTGTTTATCTTCAATGAAATCCTCAAAGCGTTCGATGATGTCATCACTGTGGATGTTAAGTAACTCCAACAGTGTGACTTCATCAATCCTTTGAAGTCTCTCTTTAAGCTCTTCAAAGGTGATATTCATCATAAGCAGTAATCATCTTATCCAAGTACCATCGAGCTTTCTTCAGGTCTTCAACACCATTTTTGTCCATGAACCGCATCAAGTATTGCATCATCTGTACGTAGTCAGCAATGAACATCCCTTCAGGGTAATATTCAATCTTCTTAACTAACTGTTCAATGACATCCCTCACCTCAATGTTATTTTCAGGGAACAGCATATAGTGCTTAGGTTTTTCCACTGGATCGTGAGTGATGCCTTTGTACGATACCCAGAAGTCTTCCTGTCCTACGCCGTTGGTCTGCGAGTACCACTCATCAATGGCCTCCTTAAGAGGCTTTGCCGTATACGGCTTCTTCGTTTCGATTCGATCTCCACTGCTCATATACACATCTCCCTTTACATAGTTAGAGTACCCCGTACACAGTGTACAAGGAGCTTCAAGGTCTTTGTCCATCAGTGCATAGAAGCACGTATTACACTTGTTTTCCATACTTGCGCTCCAAATACTCAATAGACAACAGCATCTCATCGAAGCCACCATCCTTGACATCGTTCAACATCAGCAGTCCTCGCCAATGACGGTTACTAAGCTGATCCATGTAGTCCTCATCGTGCAGATAATAACTACCTGCAATGATAGCACAGATAGGCTTACCATCAGCACGTTTACCGTAGGCAATCTGCTTACCCTGCTGATGCCCTGCAATACAACTCATGTGAAGTTTATTGACAATAGCCGAAGCAGTTCCAGCAGGACGGCCCATAGCACCAACAGGCCAGTAGTGGTTAAAACCAACACCGTTAATGAATACAGGGTGGAGAAAGTCATGTACTTCCCAATCCTTGTCGTAATCCAAGTCTTTAACACTGATCAAGCCTTCCAAAGTAGGGTTGTTATTCACAGCACGGTTGATACGATTCTCGTGGTTGCCCAGAGTCAGGATCATCTTCGGCTTGTAGATCTTATGCTTGGATTCCTTCTGAGTCTTCTGCAAGTCACGCAGAGGCTTCAAGAGCTTTTGCATAGCCATCTTGACTACCTCTACATCTTTCTTGTACCGAAGACCTTCAAAGTACTTAGACCCTTTAACATCATGGGTAGACAGTGAGGGCATATCCGCAAAATCACCAATGTTTATGATTACATCAGGTCGATAATCACAGATAGCCTTTCCTGCCCACTCAAGATGATCCAGAGGTACTCCTTCTTTGACTTGGCAATCAGGAATAACTAGGATTTTCAATATTGTTCTCCTTAAAGAATTTCAGGATTTGTTTCTTGTACTCTTTATGCTTGTCATTCTTTGGATCTAATGTCTTTAAGAACTCTCGCATTTTCACGTACAGTTGTTTAGCTGTAGCAGCATATAAAACAATATCCTTGCGAGGCTGATACGCCCCGACAAGCCCGTCTACAGTGTAGGCGTGGATTTTGTCAGGATGTACCATTATTCGTCCTTATCGAAATACTTACCAGTCCATGCTTCAGGGAACACTTCATAGCGAGGTGCTTCAATGCGGATAGAATCTTTAATGTTGTACCCGTACACACTCTGGAGGAAGTTAACAAAGTCATTGAGCACTTCAGGCCATGTGACTTCATCCAGTGTTACTTCGTGTTTAGAGACTTTACCGCCGCAGTCACGGTAAATAAACCCATAGCTTGTGTAATCTTCATCGTTCATCGCCAGATCCTTTCAATGTATTGTTCGCTTGACGCTGTGCAAGCTTCTGGAGGTTCTTGCTGGCCAGATCAGCCAAGCTCCAGCCCATAACTGTAGACAAACCAGCGATCTGCCAGAGCACATCACCAATCTCCTTTTGCATCCCTGCCTCGTCCAAGATACCATCTCGAATCCACTTGGCATACTTACCAGCCACTTCACCAGCTTCAGAGGTAAGGTTAGATACCATGTAAGCAGGGTTCTTAGCTGTCTCTAACGCTGTCTTGAACGCTAGTTCTTGATACTCTTCAAATGTCATTAAATGCCCCCTTCGTGCAACGCACTCATCGTATGCGGAAATAGTTTAGTCAGCTCATCACGGCACTTCTCAGCTACTTCTCGATGCTCCTTCTGCGTAGCCTTGTCACAGCGAATATCCACATAGTGAAGCCAACTACGCAGTGTACCGTTCATGTACAGTCTGCTCATAGTCAATCCTTCAGGCAGTAGCTTTCGTGCTTGTTCCTTGGCAACCCCTTTGGCAAGAGCCATGTTATAAACCAATTCAGCATCATCACGAATCCTTTGCTGTGCTTTAAACCACCAAGAGTGCAGATCTGAGTCTCCAACCTCGATGCTGTTCTGTCGGTTCCTCACGTCCTGTAGGCGTACCTCAGACAACTCAAACCCCTGTACAGCAGCGTATCGCTGAGAGAACTCCTGAAAGCTAAAGCTACGATGGCGAAGGATCTGCCGTGCAATGTCACGGGTAGTCTCAATCTCCATACATACGTTAGCCATCTCAAATGGACTCCAGTGCTTGTGCTTGATCAGATACTTCAGAAGCTTAGGCGCTGTCTCTTGAGCATTCTGGTTCTCAGGATTACTCACACGAGCACAGTATGCCACAGCTTCCTCAGCATTCGGTGTAGCCCACACTACTTTAACTACTGACATCTTCACCTTCCACTTTCAATGTATCACCTGCACGAATCCCTGCCTTCAGAGCCTCTAGGATGCCCAATCGAAGGAGTGAAGCAGCCTCTTCCGCTGTCAGGTCAAAGTTATAGCTTGCGCTGCCGTCCTCGTTCTCTTTAATCATTTCCACGTTCATTTAGCCACTCCTCGGGAATAGTCTTATCAGCGAACAAGTATCCGTGCTTCCTGCACCACATAGCATACGTTGTCTTAGACGCTTTGCTGATACGTGCATTGGAATTACTGAACACAAACCTAATGTCTAACTCTGGATTATGTTTCTTAACCATCAGGTGCTTCATCCGGTCAGCTAAAAGGAATCTCCCCTTAGTCTCCACGATGATACCATTGGCAAGCACAAAGTCAGGTGTGTAGATATGCTCAGAAGCAGGTCGAATGTACTTCAACTTGACCTTCTCATACGTATACTCCACCCCTAACTGATCCAGTTGTTCCGCTATGCGCTCTTCGAGTCCGCTACGGAATCCGTACTTTGTTGCAACTTGTTTGGCAGTAAATTTACGTCCGGTTGCCATAACTCTCCTTCATGTCGTCTTAGCCACAAGAGCTGCCCTTGTTCTGTAAAGTATTCCATCGAATGACCGTGTTCTTGATACTTTTCCCACGCTGCTTGTAAAAGCTGTTCTTTAGTTTTTGCATCTTTGAGAGCTTTCTCAGCCTTTTTAGGGCCAATACCTGCCAAGCACGGAATGTTGTCAATCCGATCCCCCGTAAGTATTTGCGTGACAAAAGACTTGTAGGCGTTAAAATCATCGACATAGTATCTCTCATCCTTTACAGGGTTGTAGTGCCATCCTTGAAGCTGATCCAAGTCCTTATCCACATGAACGATCCAGCAGTTATCTAACATCTTGGTCGATTCAATGGCTACGGTATCGTCAGCTTCCTCGCCAACTGTAAGGATAGCTTCGTGACGCTTGACTAGATGCTCCCGTAGGGCTTCGTAGTGCTTAGGTCGTTGAACATCCTTACGGTTGCCTTTGTATGGCACTGTCTTGGCAATGTCATAACGGTAGTTAGATTTACCTGTGATCCACGCTTTGTATTCATCAGCCTTGAGATTCACATAGATAAAGTCTTCTAACCACTCCGTTAATCTAGCCTTGGCAATGCCGACTGGCTCATCCTCGGTACTGAACCCAATACGGTAGACAAGAAAGTCAGCATCGACTAGTGCAATCTTAGGCTCAGTGGTAGCGTCAGAGCACGTCTGAGTCATCTTCGCCTTCAGCGCCCTCACCGTAGACAACCAAGTCAGTCACGATGATCTTACCGATAGAAGGAGCAGCACCGAACTTAGCTGACATCTTGTGACGGTAGGAGCCAACCAAGGCTGTCACCTTAGTGCCATTGCCAATCTTGCTAATGTCAACAGCGTTGCCTTCAGTGTCCACAGGCTCGAACACAAACTTGGACTTACCTACAATGTAGTTACCCATTGTGTCCTTGTTCTTGATCACAATACCTTGTGCCTTCAACGCTTCGCAAGCCTTGTCAGACAGCATACCGAGTGTACATTCGTACTTGGTGTTGTCCTCGTTGAACTTGGTGTTGAACTCTTTCATCCAGTTAGCCCAGAAGAGTTGACCGGAGACTTTGGCTGGTTTGTTATCCATGATTTAATTTCCTTTAATTTCCATTTAAGTTTCAAGAATGACCGTCTTTCCGATCTGTCATGTTTGGTACGCCTAACCTGACTCGAACAGGTACACCTTGCGGCGGGAGATTTTAAGTCTCCTGTGTCTACCGATTTCACCATAGGCGCATACCTAATATTGTACATCACTTTTCAGCAATGTCAAGCAGTTTACTGCTGTTAGTGTGTTTCTCTCCAATTTCTTCCAATCTTGTACTCCCCGTCTAAGGGGCATCTAAGCTTGAAAGCCTCACCTGCCTCAATGATGGATAGTCTAGCAGCTTTGCCTACTTCTTCAGCAATATCTTTAGGACACTCCAACTGAAACTCATCGTGAACATTAGCGACATACTTAATCTGCCACTTGTTGGCTGTAACCTTGTCATCAAACAAGACCAAAGCCTTCTTCATCACGACTGCTCCAGCACCTTGGAGGAGCGAATTGAGGGCAGCGTGTTCTGAGCGAATCCAAATACGCCTCCCATCAAGTCCTTTGCAGAAACCTCTTGCTGCGCTTTTCTTAATCTTTTCGAGGAGCTTTGCGAGGGCTGGCGTTTGAGCGAGGAACTTGGCTTTGAGCTTTGATCCATCTCTTGCACTGCCTCCCACAATACTACCAATCTTTGCATCTCCCGCACCATAGAGGAAGGCGTAGATAAAAGTCTTTGCATTATCTCGAGAAGCGAGTCCTGCTGCTCTTTGGTTAACAGTGTGAACATCCGTTCCATCTTTAGATGATCCCTCACAGACAGTTCTGACATAATCTTCATCTTCCATATAGTGAGCCAACATACGAAGCTCCAAACCTGAAGCATCGCAACCTACCAACACATTACCATCCTCAACAGTCCAGCATTCCCGGCACTCAGGCCCATAGATGGAACCTGCATTAGGGATCTGAGCCATGTTAGGGCTACTGTGCGTCATCCGGCCTGTAACAGCACCGTTAGTGATGACCTTACCGTGAACCCTACCATCTTTACCTACAGCTTCTAGCCACGATTCAATTTGACTGATACGCTTGTTAAGCATCAGGTACTCAGCAATGATCTGAGCCTCTGGTATCTTAACATTAGCGAGCACAGTCTCATCAATCTTAGGCTGTCCTGTCTCGGTAAACTCCTTGGGCTTCCACCCAAGTTCCTTCAGTCGCTCTCCGATCTGTTGTCTACTTCCGGGGTTGAAAGTAACCACGCTGTCCTTGAGTCTCTTTCCAGTTTTGTCAGAGTATCGCTCAAGGGTGACCGGAGGCCATCTCTCTTGCATTCGCTCATATATTCCTGCCACTTTTGACTTGATGTCAGTAAGTAAACAGGTTGTGTGGATCTGGTCAAGTTTGAACCCTGCCCTTTCTTGCTTGGCAATGATTGATGCAACACGATGCTCTAAGTCTACCGATTCTTGGCTAAACTGTTTTTGCTCCAGTTCACTAACCAAGTGAAGATATAACTTAGCAGTAACTTCAACGTCCCTAATGCAATAATGATTAAGAAGGTCGCTAATAGGGAAGTCGAAACACTCACCTTTATACTCCTCTTTCCTGTCCATCATCCACTGCCATACGGCTGTGTAGTCAATCTTGTTGAACCCTAGAGTTCGCCCCCACGCTTCGAGGCTGTGCCCTGTCTCTCGGCTCGGGTCTAAAAGACGACTTACTATCAATGTATCGTAAACTTGATTCAAACGAATCTTCGTCTTCCATAAGCGATTCAATACTGGTGCATCGAAACTTATGCCGTTGTGCATGACTATCAACGACACGCCCTTTAAATACTCCCGCAGGTTGTCGGCTACTTTCCATGTCTTTACTTCTCCGGTGTCAATGTCTTTGGTTACAGCAACATGAATCTTGTCATGTGCTAGGTTTGTCTCAATGTCCAAGACAATACGCATACAAGCCTTATTTAATGTTCAACCACAATCCTATCTGTGCAAAGGCATAACCAGTCCAGATCATCCCGTTAGAGATCTCTCCCTTGCTCCATTGTAGCACACCTACGATCAGGTATCCTACTCCGGTAGCTCCTACGATTAGATGTTCAATGGTCATGTTGCCCCCTTATCGAGGCTTCGCCTCTGGCTCGGATGGTGTCGGCGAGTCCGTGGCACTCTGCGGCGAAAGGGGATTCAGTCCAGAACTTATTGCCCCTGTTATCACACACCATTGCACACGCCGCTCTTTCGTCAGCACGGACAAGCTCGGCAAAGCGTTCAAACGCCTCCTCGAACTCTGGGTACACATGAATCCCAGCCTCACGCGCCATCTCGATAACTGTTTTCATTTCTTGTCCTTATCTTCAGGTTTCTTCTTACCGAATATAGCATCCCAATTATCCCTGAACTTCTGAGGATCAGGAATTGGGCGTGGTGCTGATCCTTTACCGCCATCTCCGTGTGTACTCATAATGCCTCCTCTTCAACTTCGAGCATACGTCCAGTATACCCATTGTACTTCAACTTACAAGCAGGGCCAGTCTCCCCGTTGTACCTATTCTTCGCCACTGCAATCTTGGTCAAGTGACGCTCTTCCTCGTTCTCAGCCATGCTGTTCCGCTCCAGCGTGATCACTGCATCGCTCAGTTGTGCAATGGCTCCAGAGCCTCGCAACTGTGACAATGACACACTACCACCGTCCTCATGGCCTTGGTTGCCTTGTGGTCTACGCAAGTGGCTCACGCAGATCAGGGTAATGTTCAGCTCTTGCACAAGTGTGCGGAGCTTTGTCATCATGTTATCAATAGCTTTACGCTCGTCACCAAGGTCTTGACCGCTAACAACAATGGAAATGTGATCGAGAAAGACAACACGACAGTCACAAGCTTTAGCCATGTAGCGGATTCTGTTGGATATGTTGTCCACGTCACTACTGCCGAAATGGTCAAACAGATAAATGCGATTACTTCCCAAGGTAGCATCGAAAGCCTCCTTCAATTCCTGTTCAGTGGTAGGTGTATCAGGTAAGTGTAACAGCTTGTTGGCATGGAGACTCATAATACTCCGTGCTGTCTTGCGTGTTGACTCTTCCAAGAACATACCACCTATCTTCCAATCTGTAGTCTGCAAAAGGTTATACAAGATCTCCCGCAAGAACTGACTCTTACCCAAACCACTGCCTGCGGTGACTGTAATCAACTCTGCTGGCCTGATTCCGTACAAGAGCTTATTCAAGCCCTTCCAAGGGTACTGTGCCTCTGCCACTGGCTCTGGCTTGGAGATTTCCTCCCAGAGGTCAGCAGCGTTTACGATACCGTCAGGCACATAAGGACTAGCCCTCCACCACTCGTTAACAAAGTCCTTGGTAGCCCCTGCAATCAGGTAGTCACAAGCATCCTTGTGTCCACTCTTGTGTTGCATGATCTTGGCCTTGTTACCGAACAGTTCAGCCACTTCCTTAGCTGCCTTCTTACCCGGTTCATCAGCATCAAAGCAGATCACCACAGAGTCAAAGCTGTTCAACCACTCATACTGTGCCTTACAGTCCTTTAAAGCAGCCTGAGCACCGTTCCTGATACTCACTGTAGGGTAGAGAGATCCTTGCATCTGGAAAGCTGCGAGAGCGTCAAGCTCTCCTTCTGTGATGGTGATAGCTTTTCCTCCAGCGTGAAAGAGATGCTGACCGAATAGTGTTGCTCGCCCGAAGTCTCCTGAGATGGAGAATTGCTTTGTAGGAACACTGCGTTGCTTAACAGCCGTTCTAACTCCATCTCCGTCAGTGTAAGGATAATACTGATAGTCTCCATCGGTTGTTACTCCATACTTCTCACAAGTTGCCTGACTGATACCTCGGTCAGGGATTGATTTGAATGTTCCTCGAATGTCCATAATAGCCTTCTTTGTGGGCGCTACAGCGTCCCTCATTACCGTTCGCTCATCATAAGCACCTTCGTGCTCTGTCGTACCACAACTGAAGCAGTGGGTGTGTCCATCGTCATACAGGCTGTTAGCGTCCTTGCTACCGCAGTGCTCACATGGTATGTGCCTGAGAAACTTACTAGCCACAGTTCTTCTCCTTTACAGCGAATTCTTCGCTTTGAGTTTGGCTTCAATGACTTTCATAGCTTCTCGCCAAGTGCCAGCATTTTCGCAGATCGTGTTGCGCTCCTCAGCCGTCAGCCCAACCCATGTGCGCTGTGTTGGTGTGGATGTGTAGAGTTTGTATTCTCCGGTTGGCAAGTCGTAACCAGCTGACGCTGGCCCATAGCCGATCTCTGTTCGATCTTTGAGGTGCAAGACAGTCATTACTGACACATGCTCCTGCTGCTGTGCTGGCTGGTCAGGACTGTCGTAAAGCTCAATCACTTGCTTGATGCCTGACTTCTGCTCTATCGCTTCGCTGGCCAGTGCTTCTCCTTGGCTCGCTAACGCTTCTCGCAGAGCGGTGATGGCTTTCTCATCGTTTTGCTCCCACACTGCTGGCATATATTCTTTCCAGCCCTCCAACGCCTCCAACGCCAGCTTTAATGTCTCAGTGGTAGTCATTGTATTGCCTTTCAAGTTCATCCCAAGAATTATTCACCTGTTTACCAATGGATTCAAGGTCGTTTAAGTCCAGTGTATCCACAATGTTAACATCCTTGTACCATACTTCCAAGCTATCCCAATCAATCTCAGGGTCGTCAGAATAGATGTACATCTTAAAGACTGCTAAGACCTCAGCACCACCTTCACCTAGTGTAAGCATTAGTTGATACATCATTTAAGCACCACCTTTAACAGGGTTAAGACACCCACAAACAGTGAGACAATCATCCTTGCTCCTTAGAGTTCTCAGACATTCGTTGCACTGCACACATTACATCATACATGACCTGCTCATAGCCGTTAGCACGGATAAGACCAGCCATATCGTCTATAACTGAGTGATACCAACACTCAAAGTTCACCAGTTCTTGCTCTTGTTTGTCCATAAGTTCAATCATTGAATCGTTCATGATGTTACCTGTTGATGAAAGTTAACAGAAGTTAGACACAATTAGACACATATCTATAGTACTTTAAAGTACCTAAGACATTTCTTCTATGCTTCTATGTCTCTTTATAAGATACTTATAGTAAGTACTTATAGTATGTTACATATAAGCATCTATGAAACATCTTAGTGTCTCTATAGTATTATTATATGGCACAATCAATCTTTGTCAACCCCTAAATTGTAACCAAGTGTAACAGATGTGACATCTAGGTCATTGCCCATAGTGTCCGGATTGTCCAGAGTATCGTACAGCTCATCATCAAAGTCTGCTTCCTTGACAAGATCAGCCCTGTCCTTTGTCGGGATGTTGGGCATATCCTTCATACACCGATTGCACATATCAAGGAATTCATTGGTCAAGGCGTGTCTACGGGTTGATTCGTAGTCGTTCAAAGTCTTATCACAAGCGATACAGCGCATTATTTACCCTTCTGGCTATGTAGCCCTTAGTTGATTCGTTTGAGGCCGTTGTAGGCCCGTTTAAAGGCCTTCCTGAGCCTTGCGTGATGGTAGAAGTAACTCAATAAGCCATGTTATCAAAGTAACCTCCCAACAAGTAAGCACAAAGTACTATAGCCAATACAAGCCAATGGTTAAGTGTTTTCATGTTCTAATCTCACCATGTCCTCAATGTCTAAGACAATCTGATAGTCTACCATGTCCTTCATGTCCGGCGGGTTGTCGTCCTTGTACCCTTCGAGATACAAGTCAGTGCATCGAACGATCAAGGGCAAAGTCTCAATGGATTGTATTTCACAAAGCCCATAAAACTCATGTCCTCTGATAGTGTATACGAATTGCTTAATCTTAATCACAGTGGTGCATCCTCGAATTGGTTAAGGTCAAACGGTACAGGCTGGTGCTGACCCTTGTCAGCCTCTAAAGCCTCTGATTCTGGTGTCTGTTCCCTGTTGATGTACTTGAATGGCCACATTACTTCACCCTCTTAATGACAAACAACCCAAGGCACTCGCCCCTAACCCATTGATTAGGGTCAATTTCACCTGTATCTGGATCGTTGTAAGGCTTTTCAGGCCCATAGTCGTTACATTCTAGCCAATGCTGGCATATGCCTCTCTCAGAGGCGCTAAAAGCCACTATGCCGCTGGATTTGAATTGGACTTCATAGCGTGACATTAGACAGCCCTCCAGATGTTCCCTGTCATTTGTGCGATGCGTTTAACATTGTCAGTGGTGCGGTATCGTTTACCACTTCGCAGGAAATACTCAGCGTCAATGAGTTGCCCATCAGCGTCAAACCATGCCGACAATTTGCCCCCATTGTAGGGGATACGGTGCAGAACAAAGCCACCAGTGGAGAATGTTTGTTTTTGGATCATGCTGTCACCTCATGCCTTGGCATTTAAGTCCGGTTCATCCTTGTTCAGGATTTCCAAAATCTACTGAATCTGTTCAGGTGTAACAGTCATCCAGCGGGTTTGCCCTTGTTCGTTTTGCAACTTCAAAGCGGCGGGAATATTGCCCACACGGGCGATTTCGTGATCGTAGTATGTCATTTTAAACCCCTTAAAATCAACGGCAAGCCCACAATTCAGACAGTGCAGCATCAAGGCCCAGATTGTCATTGAATGATGCCTGAGCACGGTCAGCCCACCATGCCCCTTCGACAGTGCCTGTGCGTGTATTGACCCAGATATTAGGCCCACCAAAGGCGACTAAGACACGCGCCCCAAGGTATTCGCCCCGGCTGTTGACAATGTATTCAATGTCAAGAGCATCTTCAAGGTAATCAAAGGCAGAGAATTCGCCCTCACTGTCAATGTCCCGGCCTTCGTTCCATTCATCCATTGGAGGGTTGGTCAGGTTATCAGCGATTGATTGAACGTGAGATTGCAGATCGTTTGACATGGTGTAAACCTTTAAAGTGTGTGCCTGTACATCACAGGCGGGATTTAGTGCATTGACACTGCACTGCATAGGATTCTATAGTCACCTATAAAACCCTACACGGTGAAGGGTCATTGTTGACTAGCTCGGAATTGCTCCAACGCTTCAGCGGCCTTATCCATACGCTTTCCCGCATTGCTTGCGGCTTGTGTCATCGGTTTAGCTTTGTGGTAAGCCATAGCCGCTTTTTCGTAGGCTTGCATGAGTTGTTCATAGGTTTTCATGATTAACCCCTCCATGCGAGCAAGACACCAATGAAGGCAAACACGGCGACACAGGCCACGGTGATAATGATGCCCTCAATCTTGGATTCTTGAGGCGCTGATGTATAGGTGTATTGATGATTGTTCATGGTGATTTCCTTAGTAGTGCGACAGTGCACTCCAAAGCCCCCATTGTAGAGGCTTCAGGGTGCACTGTCAGGCCAGTGCTTGCTCGATGCTCATGCCCAGTGCGTGTTGGACGATTGCTTGCTCCCATTCGCCCATTGTAAGGGTTGGGAGACGCTCAAGCAAGTGCTGAACATTGGCATCCTTGTTGAGCATGACAGCCTGTTGGTAGGTCAGCATGGAGCGTGTAAGCAAATGCCAGTTGATGCTTGTTGGGTGCTTGTTGAAGGCCTTCTGGTGCTGTTTGAGAATGTTCAGCGTGTGTTCTTGCAGTGCTTTGAGTGTCAGTGTGTAGCTCATGATTTGCCTTGGTTGGTTGTGGTGTCAGGCCTTTCCCGACTCCATGAATGTAGTGTATCACCCGACTGACCCTGAGTCAACCACTTTTGAGCATCTTTACAAATCTTTACACAACATACAGTGGTAGTACTGTATAAGCCATTTAAACGGCCTACAAGCCACGATCGACCCTTACCCTACCCTACCCCTTGGCAACTCTTATCCACACCAGTAGTGGTACTTATCCACAGACTTAGGTCTTATACAAGACTAATAACCTGTGGACAACTCTGGCACAATAGTTGCTCATCTGTGGATAACTTTACCTTGTGTTGATAACTTGTGGATAACTGGACTATGCAGTATAATGCAGGCTGGATTGTGACTGTGTAGTATACTTCATAGGCACCTGCTCCGCCTCTCGCACACACTACCTATAGTGTACCCTACCCAGTCCAGACACTACCTATAGTGTTTACAATGTGACTAGGCAGTACAGTCAAAGACTAGACTGACCAGTATAATTATGACTACTCAGTCACTTTCTAGCCTACAAAGTCATGGGGGGGAGGGGGAGACTTTAGTGTTTAACTTTGCAGGAGCCTCTAACGTTCACAAAAAAGGATAATTAGGGACAGATTAGATCTAGTTGCTTAAAGCGCTAAGTAGTTGATCGACAAAGGAAACAGGACAGACTAGACAATCCTTCGAGTGCATGGTTGTAAATGTAAAAAGTTAGCTAGGTAAGATGCTTAAAAAGTAAGCAGTCAACAGCCTTGAAATGTAACATATGTAAATATTTGTAACAAAAGTGAAGAAAAGACTTGACTTATAAAAAAAGTATGGTAAAATAATTGTAGTCTTTAAAGTGACGAGGAAGGTGATGGACTCCTATGTTGCTAAGACGAATCTGCACAGTTGGATACAACGAATGTAGACGTAACCTAGATGTCTAAGAAACATAGAAGTTACATACTATAAGTAACTTACTATAAGTACTTATAATAAATAACTTATTAAGTTCTTTATGTCTTAGATACTTTAAAGTACTTTAAGTGCTTAAGTAGCTGATGTCTTAAAGACACC